CCCGTGAGCTGAACGAGCGGGACGTATTGCCGCCCGCTGAACACGCACGGCAGCGCGACGGCCGAAAGCTGCGCGGCGGGGTGTGGCACTCGACCACGCTACGGGACGTGCTCTATTCGCCCGCCGTTCGCGGATGGCTCGTAAAGGCCACCCCGGGCACCAAGCGTTCCGCCCTCACAAATCAGCCCGTCCTCGACGCGCAGGGTAACCCGCTGAATGCCGGGCCCTCGATCCTCGACGCCGAAACGTGGTCCTCCGTGCGCGCGATTATCGACGGCAAATCGGTGGGTCGGGGCAAGACCCGCAACGGAAAGGCACTGCTTTTGCACGTGGCGCGCTGTTCCGAATGCGACGGACCGTTGTACCGGCAGCGCCGAGAAGTCAACGGCAAGGATTACAGCACCTACGTGTGCCGCGCCGGGGTCGGAAAGCGCGGCATCCACAAGCCGAACGTCGTCATTGCCCGCAATTTGGAAGACCTCGTGTCGGCCGACTTCCTTAAGCGTTTCGGCGGGTTCGGCCGTAAGCGGTGGGTGGAGGCCGACGGCAGTGCGGTTCTCCAACTCGCCGACGTCACAGCACAGTTGGACAATCTCTCTGCCAGCATTCCGCACCTGCCCGCCGGTGGCCGAACGTGGCGCCTCGCTATGGACCAGGTGGCAGCGCTGGAAGCACGCGAGGCGGAATTGCGCGCCGAGGCCGAACACGCCGAGGGCCGTTGGGAAGACAGCGGAACGACCGTCGGCGACGAGTGGGCACAGCGCGACGAGGAAGGACGCCGGGCCCTACTCGCCGACCTCGGCGCCCGTGTAGTGGTCCGTCCGGCAACGCCCGGTGCACCTAAGCGGTTTGACCCGTCGCGGGTGGCCGTCGAGTTCGAGGGTCCGGCGTGGTGGCGTAATGACCCGGCGGCGGGGGCGCGTACCGCCCTGGCAATGGATCTGAGCGACTAGGCGCCCGTCTAAGCGCCTCTTAGCCCCGTTCGGCCCCCTCGGTCGGGCGGGGTTTTGCATGCCCGCAGACGGGCGTACAGAGCGTCGAGGCGGCATCCCTAAGTTACCGGCCAGTAACATCTAGAGCCGTACCGGCGCCACCCCTCGGGAGGCCGAGCCGCCCCTTGCCGCCGTAAGGCGCTGTAGGGCCCCCTACACGCCCCGTGGGGGGCTAGGTAGGCCGAGGGCCTTAGGGCGCCTGCGAGGCGCTCAGACGGGCGCACAGCATCACGTAAACAGTTGCGCTCTAGGTATCGCGGCAAGGGGACCGCCCGGAGAGAAGGAGTTTCCCCATGGCAGCCGACCAACTCATATCAGCGATCCTTTCGTGGGCCTCGGAGAAGTCCCACCGTGGAGCACTCGCCCGCGCATTCCGAGACAACCTCGGGAACGATGCCCGACTGCAATCAAAGCGACTCGCGATGCTCGGTATCTACGCCGAGGAACAGGCGAAGCGAAAGAACGGCCTAGCGCTGGTCTGATCAATCAGCCCCGGATAGTCCATGCGACTGTCCGGGGCACTCTTATGTCCGCAACGCGGAGTGATCAGGGTCACAAAATGCGACGAGGAAAGGGGCTTTCGTCTCACCATGTGAGATTTTCCAGAAAGCCGCTTTTTCGATTCGGCAGCGCCACAGCGGGGAGGACGGCTGCGACCTGGGATGTTCCTAATCTCAATGTCGTGTTACACACTTTATAAAGTACGTAGAACATCTAAAGGAAAACGAGAGCCCGTAACAGCGTCACGAGTTTGGGAACACCCCCGCGTAAACCCTTGCGCTCTAGTGGTGCACGAGGGTAGCGCCCCCTCGGCTGACAACCACCTAGAGCCGATGCGCGCCCTTTCCTGACTTGCCCCCGCATGGGTGTGCCATTTCGCGTTCGTGGTTGTCCGCGCTGTGGTCGCCCGTGTGGGGGCGACTTGCATTCTCAGACAACCACACGGAGTTTTCCCATGCCCTATTACGCCTGGACCGAGCACAGTGAAGACTGTGAGCACTGCGGAGAACGCCTCGCAGGCAAACAGGAGCGCTACTGCTCCTCTGCGTGCCGACAGGCCGTCTACCGGGCGCGTAAGGACCCCTCCGCGCTGCCCAAGCTAAAGCCCTGCGAATTGTGCGGCGAGGCTTTCCAGCCCAAGAACGCCCGGCAGCGCTGGTGCGACTACGCCGAGGAAGCCGAACGCGACTGCCAAAGCATGCAGGACGATTTGGAGGAAGCGGCCGAGTACGCAGCTGAAGAACGCCGCGAGGTACTGTGCGAGCACTGCGGCGAGTCTGCCGGTTGGACCGGCCAGGGGCGACCGCGCAAGTTCTGTTCAAACCGCTGTAAGACCGCCGAATACCGCGCCCGTAAGCGGGGTGCGGCGCATGTCTGATGGTGAGCTGTCCGGAAAGGCACTGCGCGTTGCCATTGAGGAACGCGACCGACTACTAACCCAGTGGACTCGGAAATATCCTCGCGCGGCAAAGGACGTCGTTACCGCGCTGCGCAAGGTCCGTTTCTTCCGGGGCGACCCCGACGAATACGCGTGCGCCATGTGCGCAGAGCAGGCCATCGAATGGGTGCTCACGGATATAACCGAGGTTGAGGGCCCGGCGGTTCTCCCGTACAGCGACGACGTCCACGCATACGAGCCAATGTGCACGCCGCATGCAATACCCGCGTGTGAGGAGCGGCTAGGCGCGCTGAACGCGTGGCGCTATAGCGGCCCTACCACCTACTAGTCACTAGGAGGTGCCCACCATGGCAACCCCATTCCTTGCCGGAACCTCGGCGCTGTTGATTCTTGAGGACCACATTCCCGTGCCCCGCAACCTCGCGGAAAGGAACACGGTTTTTCGTTCCCTGGACATAATTCGGGCGCTAATTCTCGGATATGACACCCCCGAGCCGGCTGCCGTTACCGAATTGATGCAATCGGAAACCGACTAATGTCCAATTTGGGCTAAGCCATTGCGCTCTAGAAACACATAGGGAACAGAGCTGCGCCTCGCGCACCATTCCCTTTCATGCTCGGCGGACGGGAAACCGCCGATGGCAACAGCGCACCTCGGAGGGTTACCGAGGGGTGGCGGCTTGTTCGCGCTTGTTCACGCCACCAGCGCTGTTGCCTCCCAATTCTCCGGTAGTCGTGCCGTAATGCGTCGCGCCTAATACCCAGGGGGCGCGACGTTCAGCGCGCGGCTACCGGAACACCTTTTGCGCATGCTTGGCGGCAGCGCGCGGCGTCGAGTGTGCCTAGCACCTCCGCCCCATTGCTTGGCCCGTTCGTCTTGGACACACGCCGCCCATGGTGTCCTGGACGAGCGGGCCTTTTTATTTATCTCGAAAAGGAACCGAGTCAATGCCTAATCCGCCCACCGTGCCCAATCTCCGAGACCGCCTAGACGCCATTGTCGCGGCTGTTCTCGCCCGCATTGAGGCCGACGGCCCCGTATCGCCCGAGGGTGCCCCTCACGCCCTTCTAGGGCACCTTGCGTCTCTCGTCGACGCCGGTACAGCCCTACGGGATACCAAGGCTTCGCGCTGGGCGATGAATGCCGCTCTAGAAACTCGGGGCGCTCGATGACGCACGTTGAGAGCGCCGTAGCGCCAATTCCTCGTGAGCGTCGTATGAGGCTCGCCGCATCCCTCGCCGCGTGTGCCGACCCGCTGTTGCAGGCGCTCGGAATGGACATTTTGGCGATCAGCGCGCGCGAGGATGCCGAGTTTGCCGAGTTGGCCGAGGGCTTTGCCGCTGAGAGAGACCGAGAGAACGAGCTTCGGGCGGCAACCCTGCCCCCGATTCCCGCACCCACGAAGGAAACTGAGTGAATAAGCGAGAAATGGTCGTCGATCTGCGCACTAAGCGTAGGGCCGAGCACGAACGCATGCGCACGCTGCTCGATAAGGCCACCGCTGAAAAGCGGTCGCTAAACGCCGCCGAGTCCGCCGAGTTTGACCGGCTAGAGGCCGACATTCGGGCCTTTGACGACCGCATCGAGGAACTCGAAATTCAGATTTCGGCCGACGACGCCGCCGCGTCTACGGCAGGCAAGTACGCACCGAACAGCAAGGGAAACACGCGAATGACCACGACCGTAAACGAGCCTGGCCCCTACCGCCCGGACGGTGAGCATTCCTGGTTTGGTGACATGTACGCCGCGCGGAGTGGCGATTATGCCGCCGCTGATCGTCTGCGCCGTTCTAGCGAGGCGCGGGGCGTTACCACTGGCGCTGGTTCCGGTGCCGCCTTTATCCCGCCGAAGTACCTGGTTGACCAGTGGATCCAGCTTGCCCGCCCGGGGCGTCCGACGGCGGATCTTCTGGCGCCAATGCCGATGCCGACGGGCACGAACACCGTGAGCATTCCGAAGATTGCGACCGGTTCGTCTGTCGCGTCGCAGGCAACGGAACTCACTGGGATTTCGCAGACTGACATCACCTCGTCCAGTGTTACCGCGCCGGTCATCACCCTGGCTGGACAGCAGGTTGTCAGTGTGCAGGAGCTGGAAATGTCGCCCGGCGCTATCGACCAGGTCGTCATGAGCGACCTTGCCGCGCAGTACGGCCAGGTGCTCGACTCGCAGGTGCTCAACGGTGCCGGTACGGGCAACACGCTAAAGGGCCTGCTTAACCAGACCGGAATTACCTCGCTTACGTGGACTGCCGCCACTCCGGCCGTTACCGGCGCGAATGGTTTGTGGGGCAACCTGGCCAACCTGATTTCCCAGATTCACGCTGCGCGATTCGCCCCGCCGACGGCCATCATTATGGCCCCGAGGCGCTGGGCCTGGATTGCCGCTGCCACGGATAACCAGTTCCGTCCGCTGGTGAATCCCGAGGCGTCCGGCGTCAACGTGTACGGCACGAATGGCGCCGTGGTTTCTGAGGGATACGTCGGCAAGATCATGGGTGTCCCTGTCTACACCGATGCGTCGATTCCGACCAACCTTGGTGCGGGCACGAACCAGGACGCGATCATCGTTCTCCGCGCCTCTGACGTGATGCTGTGGGAAGGCGTCGCCGGTGGCACTGAGCCGCGAATCGAAGCCTTCGAGCAGCCTTTCGCTGGTTCGCTCGGTGTGCTGTTCCGCGTGTACAGCTTCGCTGCAATGGCACTACGGTTCCCGGCAAGCGTCGGTGTGATAACCGGAACCGGTCTGGTGGCCCCGTCCTTCTAGCCCTACGGGCATACGGCGAGAGCGGCATCACCTACTAGTCAATAGTAGGTGGTGGCCGCCCTGGTTACCGCGACTATGGTTACCCGAGGCATGGTCGTCTGCGAAGCATTCCCGCCCCGCTGTGGTGGTTGGCGTACGGCGTACATAGGGCGCTAGGTGTTGACCTCACAGCGGGGCATTCGTTGGCCCGTGCGCGCCGGTCTGCCGGTGGTTGGCACAGCGGGAATGTGCTGGGGAATTACTCTTCGGCTCGCCGCTTGTGGTGTCGGTGCCGCGCACTTCCGCTGTGTGGTCGTCGTGCTCTGTGCCTTTGGTCTGCACAGCGAATGCCCCGCCTAGGTTCTTCCCTCACGGCGCAGCGCAGCGAAAGCCCGAGCGGCCTTACCCGTGGCTAATGATCCCTTTCATCGCGCGCTGTGCGTTCCCTGCCTCGCATTATCACAGAGTGTAGCTACCAAATAGGACATTATGTGCAGTATGGGGCCGTATCAAATCTCTACGCGATTACATGCAGTGGACCCAAGCCCAGGGCAGGGATACATGACTGCGAAATTTTGACCCGGGGGGTGTCGAGAATTTCCCCATTTTCAGCCGGCTGACCCCTTGAAAATGCCGTTTTCCTCCCTTTCTAAGGCAGTAGAAATTGAAGAAAAAGATAGCGAAAATTCCGAGCGGAACTGACGCGACCCTACAGCGCGTACTAGCGCGGCTAGACCGAATGGAACGGGCCCTCCGCCCCTACGTCGAGCGTGAGCGCGCCGCGTAAACCGCTGCGCTCAAGTGATGTTGACCAGGCAGGGTCGCACACACACCCCATAAACCCCCGGCGCTGATCACGTCGGGTTGCCCCTCGGTTGAGTTCACGCGGCTGCCTCCCGTGAACTCCCGAGGGGCTTTTTTTGTTTTTGGAGGCAGGAATTTATGAAATCGCGTGACTTTCTATCTTGGCTCGCCCTCGGCGCCGCCCTGGTACTGACAGCGAGCGCCGAATACGGCCTTGCGGTTGCGTGCGGCGCATCTAGGGCCGTCGCTGCCGCACTCCCTGTAGCCCTCGACGTGTATTCCGTCCGTGCGCTGCGGGCGCATCGTGAGGTTGCAACGTCTGTCGGTGCACTCATTGCCGTGAATGCGGTTGCGCACCTAGTGAGTGCGCATTTCCTCGCCGCATCCGTGCCGGTTGTCATCGGCGTATCCGCACTCGGCCCCCTCGTGCTATGGCGAGTGCACGCGTTGCGCGTTCCCGCGCCCGCTATAGCGCCTTTCGAGGCTGTGCCGGTATCTGCGCCCGTTGAATCGCCGACAGCGCCGCAGACGCCCGCTGGTGGCTTTCCTCCGCCGATTGTTGTCGACTGCGCCCCGGTTGCGTTGCATGTTGTGCCGGATGCGACAGATTGCGCCGACCCGCTGTTGTCGGATGCGCGCCGCCTCGACGTCGAGATACGCACTCGCACGGGTAAGGGTGCATCGCTGCGCACTCTGCAAGCGGAATTGCGCATCGGGCAGGCTCGCGCACAGCGCATTCGCGCCGCACTCGCCGAGGTGGCAGCGTGAACCTTGAACACCTGGTGATGGTCCCGTTTGCTGAGCCGCGCGGAATTGCCCGGCGGGTGTGCACGAAGTGCGGACAGTCTAAACCGCTATCCGAGTTTGCCCGATACGGCAAAAACTCGCTTGGCAGGCGCGCTGCTTGTAAGCCCTGCATGAGCCGCTTCAATAAGCGGTACAGGATTGCCCATAACGAGAAACGACGTACAGCGCGCTACTTGCCCGAGAACGTCGAGAAGACTAGGGCAGATGGACGCAGATACGAGGCGCAGCGACGGGCCCGCAAACTCAATGGATGGACCGATAACCACAGCGCCGCCGACCTCGCCGCGTATTTCGTCGAAATCGGTGCTCACAACTGCGTTTACTGCGGAGGACCCGCAGAGCACATCGACCACGTTGTCCCCCTCGCCCGGGGCGGAGCGCACGCGATAGGGAATCTCCTCCCCGCATGCGCTGAGTGCAACAAAAGCAAGGGCGCCCGCGACCCGTATGCGTTCCTCGCCGCGCGGTTCCCGGGCCTAGCCCCGCTGTTTGCCCCGTATATCGGCACGCTGCCGCTAGTCGACTCTTTCCAGTAGCTAGCTGACGTATCATCAGATGTACCTGATGACCCATCAGATTGCCTTTTGAGCGCCTAGCACAACAAGAACGGCCCCTAGGGTCCCCCGGTTAGTTCCGGAGGCTCTAGGGGCCGTTTCTGTGTTCCTGGGGGCTACGCCGCCCGCGCGGCCATCTGCGCCGACGTCCATCGTTCCGCACGTCGCCATAGGACCGAGACGATTACGCCGTCCGGCGCCACCACAGCGACGACGCCGTTACGACCAATCCAGCGCGTACGGCCGTCGTGCGGTTCCGTACCTATGGGGTGGGTGAACACACACGCCAAATCGTCGACCTCGACCGCACGTGCGCGCATCTGCTCAAGTGCGTGACGCGAAAGGCGGAGGCTTTCAGGGATACAGGTCATCGCTGCCCGCCCTGCAGCGCATTCCGCACGGCAACCGCAGCGGCACCAAACAGAGGTTCGTCGTTCGGCGCGAGGGCGTCGAGGATTTCGCCGAGTGCGTCGTTCAACGCAGGTACGAAAGCGCTGAGTTCCTCGTCTGTAGCCTGCCCGGCGTCGAGGATCACGGACACAACGCAGTGCAGCGCGTACGCCGCCTCGACCGTTACGGCTGCCTCGATGGCCCCGCCCCGCTGCACGAACACCGTTCGCCCTGTGACCGGGTCTTTGCCCAACCGCCTAAACTGCTCGTTCATGGCAGCGTCCATTCGCTGTCTAGGCCCGGTTCGGAGGTAGCCCCCTCCGACCGGGCCGTTCTGTTTTGCGCCGTCCGGCGCGCTGCCAATCATTGCACTCTGCGCACGCTGTGCACAGTCCGCACAGTGTGCTACTCGGTGCGCTGGATGCACGGGGCGCACGGAGTATGGAGTCATGGAACCGGTGTACGAGTGGCAGCGAGTAGCCGCAGATATCGAACGGCGAATCAGCGCAGGGGAGGTACCGAAAGGCGGACGGCTGGAAAACGAGCGGGAGTTGGCGGACCACTATCGCGTGAGCGCGGGCACTGTCCGGCGCGCTGTGCGGGACCTGCGGGACCGAGGATTGGTCGCCACGCTGCCCGCAAAGGGCACCTACGTGCTGTGACACACCGCATGTACGCTTAGGTCGGACACCCGCCCGGGTGGCCCCCTTAACCCTCCACGGAGGGACGGGGTAGCCGTTGCGCTCTAGGGACCCACATGCGACCTCTGACCTGCGTCATTTACGACCGACTCTCGCGCCTCCACGCCGAGGAAGCCCCAGACCACCGCATCGCTGCGTGCCGCGCGTACGCCGAACAGCGCGGGTGGAAGGTGGTGCACGTCGCCACCGACACGAACGTGAGCGGGGCAAGCAAGCTGGAGGACCGCCCCGGTATGCGCGAGGTGCTCGCATGGCTGCCGCGCGTCGATTTCGTGGTGGCCGCGAAGCTGGACCGGTATGCGCGTAGCGTGCTGGAATTTCAGCGGCTTATCGACGCCGCAAAGAGCATGCGCACCACGGTCGTGACCGTCGATGGCGTTGTGTCGCCGGAAAACGCGTCCATTATCATCAACGTTCTCGCCGCTTTCGCCGAATACGAGCGAGACATGATTCAGTCCCGCATCACAGCGAGCAAAGAGCACTTCCGGCAGCGCGGCAACCACCTCGGCGGAATCGCGCCCTATGGCTACGCCGTAACCGGCCCCGTGAACGACAAGCGGTGGGGTATCGACGAGTCAGCGGCGGCGATTCTGCGGGATTGTGCCGACCGGCTGATCAACCACGGGGCGTCGTTGACTGGCCTTGCCCGTGAGCTGAACGAGCGGGACGTATTGCCGCCCGCTGAACACGCACGGCAGCGCGACGGCCGAAAGCTGCGCGGCGGGATGTGGCACTCGACCACGCTACGGGACGTGCTCTATTCGCCCGCCGTTCGCGGATGGCTCGTAAAGGCCACCCCGGGCACCAAGCGTTCCGCCCTCACAAATCAGCCCGTCCTCGACGCGCAGGGCAACCCGCTGAATGCCGGGCCTGCCATCCTCGACGCCGAAACGTGGTCCGCCGTGCGCGCGATTATCGACGGTAAGGCGGTAGGTCGAGGCAAGACCCGCAACGGAAAGGCGTTGCTTTTGCACGTGGCGCGCTGCTCCGAATGCGACGGGCCGTTGTACCGGCAGCGCCGAGAGGTCAACGGCAAGGACTACAGCACCTACGTGTGCCGCGCCGGGGTCGGAAAGCGAGGCATCCACAAGCCGAACGTCGTCATTGCCCGGAATTTGGAAGACCTCGTGTCGACCGACTTCCTTAAGCGGTTTGGCGGGTTCGGCCGTAAGCGGTGGGTCGAGGCCGACGGCAGTGCGGTTCTCCAACTCGCCGACGTCACAGCGCAGTTGGACAATCTCTCTGCCAGCATTCCGCACCTGCCCGCCGGTGGCCGGACGTGGCGCCTCGCTATGGACCAGGTGGCAGCGCTGGAAGCACGCGAGGCGGAATTGCGCGCCGAGGCCGAACACGCCGAGGGCCGTTGGGAAGACAGCGGAACGACCGTCGGCGACGAATGGGCACAGCGCGACGAGGAAGGACGCCGGGCCCTACTCGCCGACCTCGGCGCCCGTGTAGTGGTCCGTCCAGCAACGCCCGGTGCACCTAAGCGGTTCGACCCGTCGCGGGTGGCCGTCGAGTTCGAGGGTCCGGCGTGGTGGCGTAATGACCCGGCGGCGGGGGCGCGTACCGCCCTGGCAATGGATCTGAGCGACTAGGCGCCCGTCTAAGCCCCTCGCAGCCCCGTTCGGCCCCCCTCGGTCGAGCGGGGCTTTTTCATGCCCGCAGACGGGCGCACAGAGCGTCAAGGCGGCATCCCTAAGTTACCGGCTAGTAACATCTAGAGCCGTACCGGCGCCACCCCTCGGGAGGACGAGCCGCCCCTTGCCGCTGTGAGGCGCTGTAGGGCTCCCTATGCGCCCCGGAGGGTCGAGGTGGACCGAGGGCCTTAGGTCGTCCCCCGAGGCGCTCAGACGGGCGTACAGGGCGTAGAGGCTCTACAGCGCGAGGGGCTGACGCTGGCTGACGTTATAAAAGTGCTCTTTCTCATTCCCACCCCCTCTAGCCTGCTACTTCTGACGACTGACGTTTTGACTATCAAACTCAGTATGTCTATAGAGACTCTTAAGGGATACCGGACAACACCTTTCATCCGTCAGTCGTCATGACGCCGCCCCGCGCCGCTGTTAAATGTGCCCCACGTCACATTTCCTTTTCTCTCCTTTTTCGCCCCTCCGCGTATGCCCCCGCGCTCTAGGGACACCAGCAAGGGGAACCAAGGAGAGAGGGTGAACCCTTATGGCAGCCGAACGCCTGATAGCCGTCATTGTGGCTTGGACCTGCGAAAAGTCCGCGCGAGGGCGCATGGCCCGGGACTTTGTGGACAACGTCGGCAACGACGCGCGCATGCAGGCGGAGCGGCTATCGCGACTCGCCATCTACGCCGAGCAGCAGATCGGGCGGACGGGCGGGCTCGCGTTCCATTAAGAGGTAAGGGCGCCATTTCGGCGCCTTTTCTTTTGGTCTCTTTCGTGACCAGCCGTCCCATCGAGGGACGGAACCCGGGTCTAGCCGTCCCATCGAGAGACGGAACCCATTCTCAACCGTCCCATTGATGGACGTAACCCGTTTTGATCCGTCCCCTAGCAAGACGGAACTAACGCCGATCCGTCCTCTCATGGGACGGAACCTAACTTGAATCGAGACAGCCGCATGGACAAGAACGAGCTTATTCACCTACTCCGGGTCGCCGAGACAGCGCTATGGGACGCCGTCTTTAAGGGCGTGCCCTCCGCCGAGGCCGCCCACCGGGAAATCACGCGCGCCCTACACGATCTCACCGATACGGGTAGCTGCGGCAAGTGCGGCAAGACCCTCGCGCAGGCCGACACGGGCCGTCAACGCCTCTATTGCTCGGACAAGTGCCGTAAGGCAGCGCACCGGAAGCGTAATGCGCAGGTGGCAGCGTGAACGCCCCGGGCATCGATGCCACGCAGGCCGAGCTAGCCGCGTGGTGTGCCTTTTGGCGCAGTGGCGCCTACGGCGCAAGCCCGAAACCCGATCGCAAATGCGAAACGTGCGGAACGGTAGTAACCGGCGGGCGTAGTTATTGCTCGAATTCCTGCCGGTGGCCGCCTAAGCCCCCGTGCGTGCGCTGTGGGAAGCCAAATAGGCGTACGGGCCTCGCCGGTCGCCGAATCGTCCCGTACTGCTCCTCGCGCTGCCGGTATGAGGCAAGCGCCACCACCCCACCTACTAGTCACTAGGAGGTGCCCACCATGGCAACCCCATTTGATGCTGGAACCTCGGCGCTGTTGGCGATCGAGGATCACTTGCCCGTGCCCCGCAACCTCGCGGAAAGGAACACTGTCTTTCGTTCCCTGAACATAATTCGGGCGCTAATTCTCGGATATGAAACCCCCGAGCCGGCGGCCGTTACCGAATTGATGCCATCGGAAACCGACTAATGTCCAATTTGGGATATGCCTTTGCGCTCTAGAAACACATAGGGAACAGAGCTGCGCCTCGCGCACCATTCCCCCAATGCTCGGCGGACGGGAACCCGCCGATGGCAACAGCGCACCTCGGAGGGTTAGAACCGAGGGGTAATCCGGTCGTGCTCCGACGGATTACCAGCGCTGTTGCCTCCCAATTCTTCCGGTAGTCGTGCCGTAATGCGTCGCGCCTAACGCCCAGGGGGCGCGACGTTCAGCGCGGCCACCGGAACACCTTTTGCGCATGCTTGGCGGCAGCGCGCGGCGTCGAGGGTGCCTCTAGCACCTCCGCCCCATTGCTTGGCCCGTTCGTCTTGGACACACGCCGCCCATGGTGTCCTGGACGAGCGGGCCTTTTTATTTATCTCGAAAAGGAACCGAGTCAATGCCTAATCCGCCCACCGTGCCCAATCTTCGCGACCGGCTAGACGCCATTGTCGCCGCTGTTCTCGCCCGCATTGAGGCCGACGGCCCCGTGACGCCCGAGGGTGGCCCTCACGCCCTCCTAGGCCACCTAGCGTCCCTCGTCGACGCCGGTACAGCCCTACGGGATACCAAGGCTTCCCGCTGGGCGCTGAACGCCGCTCTAGAAACTCGGGGCACCCGATGACGCACGTAGAGAGCGCGATAGCGCCAATTCCTCGTGACCGCCGAATGCGCCTCGCCGCCACCCTCGCCGCGTGTACTGACCCGCTGTTGAAGGCGCTCGGAATGGACATTCACGTCATCACAGCGCGGGAAGATGCGGAATTCGCGGAGCTGGCCGAGGGATTCGCGCAGGAGAGAGACCGAGAGAACGAGCTTCGGGCGGCAACCCTGCCCCCGATTCCCGCACCCACGAAGGAAACTGAGTGAATAAGCGAGAAATGGTCGCCGATCTGCGCGCTAAGCGTAGGGCCGAGCACGAGCACATGCGCGCGCTGGTCGATAAGGCCACCGCTGAAAAGCGGTCGCTAAACGCCGCCGAGTCCGCCGAATTCGACCGGCTAGAGGCCGACATTCGGGCTTTCGACGACCGCATCGAGGAACTCGGAATTCAGATTTCGGCCGACGACGCCGCCGCGCCTAAGGCAAGCCAGTACGCACCCCGCAGCAACGGAGACAAGATGATTGAGCGTCGCACCGACGTCATGCCCGGCACCTCCCGTATTCAGGTGACCCGCGCCGAGGAAATCTACCGGCCGGACGACAACAAGTCGTATTTCCGTGACCTCTACATGTCGCGCCATAAGGGCGACCGGGACGCTGCGGACCGGCTAGCGCGGAATAACAAGCTTCGGCTCGATGAGCGAAGCTCTGTCGGCATCAGCACCACGAACGGCGCCGGTGGCGAATTCGTCCCGCCTCTGTGGATCGAGTCCGAGTTTATCAAGCTTGCCCGCCCGGGGCGCGTGACGGTCGACCTGACCAACGTTGCGCCGCTTCCCGCTGGCACCGACACCATTAACCTGCCCAAGGTTTCCGGTGGTACCTCCGTCGCTGTTCAGTCGGCGCAGAACAGCGCGATTTCGAATACCGACATGCAGACCACTAGCGTCAGCTCGCCGGTTACGACCGTGGCAGGTGGCCAGACTGTAAGTTTGCAGCTCATCGAGCAGTCGCCGCTAAACGTCGATCAGGTGATCCTCGGCGATCTCGCTGCCGCCTATGGCGCCACTTTCGATTCGCTCATCCTCAACGGTTCCGGCACTTCCGGGCAGCCGACCGGCATTATGAACGTCGCCGGTATCAACGCCGTCGACTTCCCGACGCCGACCGGCACGCCGACTCAGGCGCAGATCGTAAGCGCGCTGTACAGCAAGCTTGCGAACGCGATTCAGCTTATTTCTACGAATCGCTTCCTCCCGCCGGACACCATCATCATGAGCCCGCGTCGCTGGGCTTGGCTCACGGCGACTTCCGACGCCTCGAACCGTCCGCTTGTGGTGCCTCACGCTAACGGCGCCTTCAATGCGGTTGGCGTTTCCGGTGCTGTGGCCGCCGAGGGTTACGTGGGCAGCCTGCTCGGTCTTCCCGTGTACGTCGACCCGCAGATTCCGACCAACCTTGCGCTAGACGCGGGTACGGGTGAGGACGCGATTATCGTCGCGCGTATGGCCGATCTCTGGACCTATGAGTCTCACATCAGGGCGGAAGCTTTCGAGCAGACCTACGCGTCGAACATGAGCGTCTTTGTCCGGCTGTACAACTACGTCGGATTCATCGGCAACCGCTACCCGAAGTCGATTTCGGTCGTGACCGGTTCCGGTCTTACCGCGCCGACGTTCTAACAAGAGTGGCCACCACCTACTAGTGACTAGTAGGTGGTGGCCGCCCTGGTTACCGCGACCGTGGTTACTGGTGGGCATGGTCGTCTGCGAAGCATTCCCGCCCCGCTGTGGTGGTTGGCATACGGCGTACATAGGGCGCTAGGTGTTGACCTCACAGCGGGGCATTCGTTGGCCCGTGCGCGCCGGTCTGCCGGTGGTTGGCACAGCGGGAATGTGCTGGGGAATTACTCCTCGGCTCGCCGCTTGTGGTGTCGGTGCCGCGCATTTCCGCTGTGTGGTCGTCGTGCTCTGTGCCTTTGGTCTGCACAGCGAATGCCTCGCCGAGGTTCTTCCCTCACGGCGCAGCGCAGCGAAAGCCCGAGCGGCCTTACCCGTGGCTAATGGCCCTTTCATCGCGCGCTGTGCGTTCCCTACCTCGCATTATCACAGAGTGTAGCTACCAAATAGGACATTATGTGCAGTAGGGGGGCGTACTGAATCTCTGTCCGGAATGTCCGAATGGACCCAAGCCCAGGGCAGGGACACATGACTGCGAAATTATGGGGTGGGGGGTGTCGAGAATTTCCGCATTTTCAGCCGGCTGACCCCTTGAAAATGCCGTTTTCCTTCCTTTCTAAGGCAGTAGAAATTGAAGAAAAAGATAGCGAAAATTCCGAGCGGAACTGACGCGACCCTACAGCGCGTACTAGCGCGGCTAGACCGAATGGAACGGGCCCTGCGCCCCTACGTCGAGCGTGAGCGCGCCGCGTAAACCGCTGCGCTCTATTTCTGGTGAGGCGAGGCAGCGCCCCACCCCATTGACCCCGGACAGCGACGGCTGTGCGGTCGCCCCTCGGTCGAGTTCACGTTGACTGCCTCTACGTGAATTCCCGAGGGGCATTCTTGTGTTTAAGAGGCAGGAATCTATGAAATCCCGCGACTTTCTATCTTGGCTTGCCCTCGGCGCCGCCCTGGTGTTGACAGCGAGCGCCGAGTACGGCCTAGCGGTTGCATGCGGCGCATCTAGGGCCGTTGCCGCCGCACTCCCTGTAGCCCTCGACGTGTATTCCGTCCGTGCGCTGCGGGCGCATCGTGAGGTGGCTACGTCGGTCGGTGCACTCATTGCCGTGAATGCGGTTGCCCACCTAGTGAGTGCGCATTTCCTCGCCGCATCCGTGCCGGTTGTTATCGGCGTATCCGCACTCGGCCCGCTGGTGTTGTGGCGAGTGCACGCGTTGCGCGTTCCTGCGCCCGCTGTGGCGCCTTTCGAGGCTGCGCCGGTATCTGCGCCCATTGAAGCGCCGACAACGCCGCAGGTGCCCGCTGGTGGCTTTCCTGCGCCGCTCGCCCCGGTTGCGTTGCACGTTGTGCCGGATGCCGCCGACCCGCTGTTGCCGGATGCGCGACGGCTGGATATCGAGATACGCACTCGCACGGGTAAGGGCGCGTCGCTGCGCACTCTGCAAGCGGAATTGCGCATCGGGCAGGCTCGCGCACAGCGCATTCGTGCCGCACTCGCCGAGGTGGCGGCGTGACGCTGACGCTAGAACCTCGCCTGGCTCTGCTGGCCGACAAGAAAGCACGCGCGGCACGTAACCGGCGATTCCGTGCGCTGGGGCTGCCATATAAGGCTTGCAACCGGTGCTTTCGGGTAAAGGGACACAGCAGCTTTGCAGCGCGTGAGGCTTCCACAGACAAACTTTCTTTCACGTGCGGGGCTTGCGACGCTGAGCGCAAGAAGACTCCCGAGTACCGCGCGTACGTGCATAATTACTGCGTAGTCACTGCCGAGCGGAAGCGGGTATACAACCGCGAGTGGCGACAGGCTAACCCGGAATACCATCGTGGGTGGCGACAGACCAACCCAGACAAGCGCCGTGCGGAGTCTCAGCGGCGCCGTGCCCTAAAGCGTGGCGCATGGACGGACAACCACACCGCCGCCGACCTCGCCGCGCATTTCGAGGAAATCGGCGCGTTCACTTGCGTGTACTGCCACGCTCCCGCCGAGCACCTCGACCACGTTGCCCCCCTCGCCCGTGGTGGCGCTCACGTGCTGGGGAATCTGCTTCCAGCGTGCGCCGACTGCAACCTAGAGAAGAGCGCCCGTGATCCGTATGAGTTCCTCGCCGAGCGATTCCCGGGCCTAGCCCCGCTGTTTGCCCCGTATGTCGGCACGCTGCCGCTGGTCGACCCTTTCCAGTAGCTAGCTGACGTATCGTCAGATGCGCCTGATGACCCATCAGATTGCCTTTTGAGCGCCTAGCACAGCAAGAACGGCCCCTAGGGTCCCCCGGTTAGTTCCGGAGGCTCTAGGGGCCGTTTCTGCGTTCCTGGGGGCTACGCCGCCCGCGCTGCCATCTGCGCCGACGTCCAGCGTTCCGCACGTCGCCATATGACCGAGACGATTACGCCGTCCGGCGCCACCACAGCGACGACGCCGTTACGACCAATCCAGCGCGTACGGCCGTCGTGCGGTTCCGTACCTATGGGGTGGGAGAACACACACGCCAAATCGTCGACCTCGACCGCACGTGCGCGCATCTGTTCAAGCGCGTGGCGCGAAAGGCGGAGGTTTTCGGGGATCATCGCCGCCCACCCCGCAGCGCATTTCGCACGGCAACCGCAGCGGCACCAAACAGCGGTTCGTCGGTCGGCGCGAGGACGTCGAGGATTTCGCCAAGTGCGTCGTTCAACGCCGGTACGAACGCGCCGAGTTCCTCGTCTGTGGCCTGCCCGGCGTCGAGGATCACGGACACAACGCAGTGCAGCGCGTACGCCGCATCGACCGTTACGGCTGCCTCGATGGCCCCGCCCCGCTGCACGAACACCGTTCGCCCTGTGACCGGGTCTTTTCCCAACCGCCTAAACTGCTCGTTCATGGCAGCGCTCCATTCGCTGTCTAGGCCCGGTTCGGAGGTAGCCCCCTCCGACCGGGCCGTTCTGTTTTGCGCCGTCCGGCGCACTGCCAATCATTGCACTCCGCGCACGCTGTGCACAGTCCGCACAGTGTGCTACTCGGTGCGCTGGATGCACGGGGCGCACGGACTATGGAGTCATGGAACCGGTGTACGAGTGGCAGCGAGTAGCCGCAGATATCGAACGGCGAATCAGCGCAGGGGAGGTACCGAAAGGCGGACGGCTGGAAAACGAGCGGGAGTTGGCGGACCACTATCGCGTGAGCGCGGGCACTGTCCGGCGCGCTGTGCGGGACCTGCGGGACCGAGGATTGGTCGCCACGCTGCCCGCAAAGGGCACCTACGTGCTGTGACACACCGCATGTACGCTTAGGTCGGACACCCGCCCGGGTGGCCCCCTTAACCCTCCACGGAGGGACGGGGTAGCCGTTGCGCTCTAGGGACCCACATGCGACCTCTGACCTGCGTCATTTACGACCGACTCTCGCGCCTCCACGCCGAGGAAGCCCCAGACCACCGCATCGCTGCGTGCCGCGCGTACGCCGAACAGCGCGGGTGGAAGGTGGTGCACGTCGCCACCGACACGAACGTGAGCGGGGCAAGCAAGCTGGAGGACCGCCCCGGTATGCGCGAGGTGCTCGCATGGCTGCCGCGCGTCGATTTCGTGGTGGCCGCGAAGCTGGACCGGTATGCGCGTAGCGTGCTGGAATTTCAGCGGCTTATCGACGCCGCAAAGAGCATGCGCACCACGGTCGTGACCGTCGATGGCGTTGTGTCGCCGGAAAACGCGTCCATTATCATCAACGTTCTCGCCGCTTTCGCCGAATACGAGCGAGACATGATTCAGTCCCGCATCACAGCGAGCAAAGAGCACTTCCGGCAGCGCGGCAACCACCTCGGCGGAATCGCGCCCTATGGCTACGCCGTAACCGGCCCCGTGAACGACAAGCGGTGGGGTATCGACGAGTCAGCGGCGGCGATTCTGCGGGATTGTGCCGACCGGCTGATCAACCACGGGGCGTCGTTGACTGGCCTTGCCCGTGAGCTGAACGAGCGGGACGTATTGCCGCCCGCTGAACACGCACGGCAGCGCGACGGCCGAAAGCTGCGCGGCGGGATGTGGCACTCGACCACGCTACGGGACGTGCTCTATTCGCCCGCCGTTCGCGGATGGCTCGTAAAGGCCACCCCGGGCACCAAGCGTTCCGCCCTCACAAATCAGCCCGTCCTCGACGCGCAGGGCAACCCGCTGAATGCCGGGCCTGCCATCCTCGACGCCGAAACGTGGTCCGCCGTGCGCGCGATTATCGACGGTAAGGCGGTAGGTCGAGGCAAGACCCGCAACGGAAAGGCGTTGCTTTTGCACGTGGCGCGCTGCTCCGAATGCGACGGGCCGTTGTACCGGCAGCGCCGAGAGGTCAACGGCAAGGACTACAGCACCTACGTGTGCCGCGCCGGGGTCGGAAAGCGAGGCATCCACAAGCCGAACGTCGTCATTGCCCGGAATTTGGAAGACCTCGTGTCGACCGACTTCCTTAAGCGGTTTGGCGGGTTCGGCCGTAAGCGGTGGGTCGAGGCCGACGGCAGTGCGGTTCTCCAACTCGCCGACGTCACAGCGCAGTTGGACAATCTCTCTGCCAGCATTCCGCACCTGCCCGCCGGTGGCCGGACGTGGCGCCTCGCTATGGACCAGGTGGCAGCGCTGGAAGCACGCGAGGCGGAATTGCGCGCCGAGGCCGAACACGCCGAGGGCCGTTGGGAAGACAGCGGAACGACCGTCGGCGACGAATGGGCACAGCGCGACGAGGAAGGACGCCGGGCCCTACTCGCCGACCTCGGCGCCCGTGTAGTGGTCCGTCCAGCAACGCCCGGTGCACCTAAGCGGTTCGACCCGTCGCGGGTGGCCGTCGAGTTCGAGGGTCCGGCGTGGTGGCGTAATGACCCGGCGGCGGGGGCGCGTACCGCCCTGGCAATGGATCTGAGCGACTAGGCGCCCGTCTAAGCCCCTCGCAGCCCCGTTCGGCCCCCCTCGGTCGAGCGGGGCTTTTTCATGCCCGCAGACGGGCGCACAGAGCGTCAAGGCGGCATCCCTAAGTTACCGGCTAGTAACATCTAGAGCCGTACCGGCGCCACCCCTCGGGAGGACGAGCCGCCCCTTGCCGCTGTGAGGCGCTGTAGGGCTCCCTATGCGCCCCGGAGGGTCGAGGTGGACCGAGGGCCTTAGGTCGTCCCCCGAGGCGCTCAGACGGGCGTACAGGGCGTAGAGGCTCTACAGCGCGAGGGGCTGACGCTGGCTGACGTTATAAAAGTGCTCTTTCTCATTCCCACCCCCTCTAGCCTGCTACTTCTGACGACTGACGTTTTGACTATCAAACTCAGTATGTCTATAGAGACTCTTAAGGGATACCGGACAACACCTTTCATCCGTCAGTCGTCATGACGCCGCCCCGCGCCGCTGTTAAATGTGCCCCACGTCACATTTCCTTTTCTCTCCTTTTTCGCCCCTCCGCGTATGCCCCCGCGCTCTAGGGACACCAGCAAGGGGAACCAAGGAGAGAGGGTGAACCCTTATGGCAGCCGAACGCCTGATAGCCGTCATTGTGGCTTGGACCTGCGAAAAGTCCGCGCGAGGGCGCATGGCCCGGGACTTTGTGGACAACGTCGGCAACGACGCGCGCATGCAGGCGGAGCGGCTATCGCGACTCGCCATCTACGCCGAGCAGCAGATCGGGCGGACGGGCGGGCTCGCGTTCCATTAAGAGGTAAGGGCGCCATTTCGGCGCCTTTTCTTTTGGTCTCTTTCGTGACCAGCCGTCCCATCGAGGGACGGAACCCGGGTCTAGCCGTCCCATCGAGAGACGGAACCCATTCTCAACCGTCCCATTGATGGACGTAACCCGTTTTGATCCGTCCCCTAGCAAGACGGAACTAACGCCGATCCGTCCTCTCATGGGACGGAACCTAACTTGAATCGAGACAGCCGCATGGACAAGAACGAGCTTATTCACCTACTCCGGGTCGCCGAGACAGCGCTATGGGACGCCGTCTTTAAGGGCGTGCCCTCCGCCGAGGCCGCCCACCGGGAAATCACGCGCGCCCTACACGATCTCACCGATACGGGTAGCTGCGGCAAGTGCGGCAAGACCCTCGCGCAGGCCGACACGGGCCGTCAACGCCTCTATTGCTCGGACAAGTGCCGTAAGGCAGCGCACCGGAAGCGTAATGCGCAGGTGGCAGCGTGAACGCCCCGGGCATCGATGCCACGCAGGCCGAGCTAGCCGCGTGGTGTGCCTTTTGGCGCAGTGGCGCCTACGGCGCAAGCCCGAAACCCGATCGCAAATGCGAAACGTGCGGAACGGTAGTAACCGGCGGGCGTAGTTATTGCTCGAATTCCTGCCGGTGGCCGCCTAAGCCCCCGTGCGTGCGCTGTGGGAAGCCAAATAGGCGTACGGGCCTCGCCGGTCGCCGAATCGTCCCGTACTGCTCCTCGCGCTGCCGGTATGAGGCAAGCGCCACCACCCCACCTACTAGTCACTAGGAGGTGCCCACCATGGCAACCCCATTTGATGCTGGAACCTCGGCGCTGTTGGCGATCGAGGATCACTTGCCCGTGCCCCGCAACCTCGCGGAAAGGAACACTGTCTTTCGTTCCCTGAACATAATTCGGGCGCTAATTCTCGGATATGAAACCCCCGAGCCGGCGGCCGTTACCGAATTGATGCCATCGGAAACCGACTAATGTCCAATTTGGGATATGCCTTTGCGCTCTAGAAACACATAGGGAACAGAGCTGCGCCTCGCGCACCATTCCCCCAATGCTCGGCGGACGGGAACCCGCCGATGGCAACAGCGCACCTCGGAGGGTTAGAACCGAGGGGTAATCCGGTCGTGCTCCGACGGATTACCAGCGCTGTTGCCTCCCAATTCTTCCGGTAGTCGTGCCGTAATGCGTCGCGCCTAACGCCCAGGGGGCGCGACGTTCAGCGCGGCCACCGGAACACCTTTTGCGCATGCTTGGCGGCAGCGCGCGGCGTCGAGGGTGCCTCTAGCACCTCCGCCCCATTGCTTGGCCCGTTCGTCTTGGACACACGCCGCCCATGGTGTCCTGGACGAGCGGGCCTTTTTATTTATCTCGAAAAGGAACCGAGTCAATGCCTAATCCGCCCACCGTGCCCAATCTTCGCGACCGGCTAGACGCCATTGTCGCCGCTGTTCTCGCCCGCATTGAGGCCGACGGCCCCGTGACGCCCGAGGGTGGCCCTCACGCCCTCCTAGGCCACCTAGCGTCCCTCGTCGACGCCGGTACAGCCCTACGGGATACCAAGGCTTCCCGCTGGGCGCTGAACGCCGCTCTAGAAACTCGGGGCACCCGATGACGCACGTAGAGAGCGCGATAGCGCCAATTCCTCGTGACCGCCGAATGCGCCTCGCCGCCACCCTCGCCGCGTGTACTGACCCGCTGTTGAAGGCGCTCGGAATGGACATTCACGTCATCACAGCGCGGGAAGATGCGGAATTCGCGGAGCTGGCCGAGGGATTCGCGCAGGAGAGAGACCGAGAGAACGAGCTTCGGGCGGCAACCCTGCCCCCGATTCCCGCACCCACGAAGGAAACTGAGTGAATAAGCGAGAAATGGTCGCCGATCTGCGCGCTAAGCGTAGGGCCGAGCACGAGCACATGCGCGCGCTGGTCGATAAGGCCACCGCTGAAAAGCGGTCGCTAAACGCCGCCGAGTCCGCCGAATTCGACCGGCTAGAGGCCGACATTCGGGCTTTCGACGACCGCATCGAGGAACTCGGAATTCAGATTTCGGCCGACGACGCCGCCGCGCCTAAGGCAAGCCAGTACGCACCCCGCAGCAACGGAGACAAGATGATTGAGCGTCGCACCGACGTCATGCCCGGCACCTCCCGTATTCAGGTGACCCGCGCCGAGGAAATCTACCGGCCGGACGACAACAAGTCGTATTTCCGTGACCTCTACATGTCGCGCCATAAGGGCGACCGGGACGCTGCGGACCGGCTAGCGCGGAATAACAAGCTTCGGCTCGATGAGCGAAGCTCTGTCGGCATCAGCACCACGAACGGCGCCGGTGGCGAATTCGTCCCGCCTCTGTGGATCGAGTCCGAGTTTATCAAGCTTGCCCGCCCGGGGCGCGTGACGGTCGACCTGACCAACGTTGCGCCGCTTCCCGCTGGCACCGACACCATTAACCTGCCCAAGGTTTCCGGTGGTACCTCCGTCGCTGTTCAGTCGGCGCAGAACAGCGCGATTTCGAATACCGACATGCAGACCACTAGCGTCAGCTCGCCGGTTACGACCGTGGCAGGTGGCCAGACTGTAAGTTTGCAGCTCATCGAGCAGTCGCCGCTAAACGTCGATCAGGTGATCCTCGGCGATCTCGCTGCCGCCTATGGCGCCACTTTCGATTCGCTCATCCTCAACGGTTCCGGCACTTCCGGGCAGCCGACCGGCATTATGAACGTCGCCGGTATCAACGCCGTCGACTTCCCGACGCCGACCGGCACGCCGACTCAGGCGCAGATCGTAAGCGCGCTGTACAGCAAGCTTGCGAACGCGATTCAGCTTATTTCTACGAATCGCTTCCTCCCGCCGGACACCATCATCATGAGCCCGCGTCGCTGGGCTTGGCTCACGGCGACTTCCGACGCCTCGAACCGTCCGCTTGTGGTGCCTCACGCTAACGGCGCCTTCAATGCGGTTGGCGTTTCCGGTGCTGTGGCCGCCGAGGGTTACGTGGGCAGCCTGCTCGGTCTTCCCGTGTACGTCGACCCGCAGATTCCGACCAACCTTGCGCTAGACGCGGGTACGGGTGAGGACGCGATTATCGTCGCGCGTATGGCCGATCTCTGGACCTATGAGTCTCACATCAGGGCGGAAGCTTTCGAGCAGACCTACGCGTCGAACATGAGCGTCTTTGTCCGGCTGTACAACTACGTCGGATTCATCGGCAACCGCTACCCGAAGTCGATTTCGGTCGTGACCGGTTCCGGTCTTACCGCGCCGACGTTCTAACAAGAGTGGCCACCACCTACTAGTGACTAGTAGGTGGTGGCCGCCCTGGTTACCGCGACCGTGGTTACTGGTGGGCATGGTCGTCTGCGAAGCATTCCCGCCCCGCTGTGGTGGTTGGCATACGGCGTACATAGGGCGCTAGGTGTTGACCTCACAGCGGGGCATTCGTTGGCCCGTGCGCGCCGGTCTGCCGGTGGTTGGCACAGCGGGAATGTGCTGGGGAATTACTCCTCGGCTCGCCGCTTGTGGTGTCGGTGCCGCGCATTTCCGCTGTGTGGTCGTCGTGCTCTGTGCCTTTGGTCTGCACAGCGAATGCCTCGCCGAGGTTCTTCCCTCACGGCGCAGCGCAGCGAAAGCCCGAGCGGCCTTACCCGTGGCTAATGGCCCTTTCATCGCGCGCTGTGCGTTCCCTACCTCGCATTATCACAGAGTGTAGCTACCAAATAGGACATTATGTGCAGTAGGGGGGCGTACTGAATCTCTGTCCGGAATGTCCGAATGGACCCAAGCCCAGGGCAGGGACACATGACTGCGAAATTATGGGGTGGGGGGTGTCGAGAATTTCCGCATTTTCAGCCGGCTGACCCCTTGAAAATGCCGTTTTCCTTCCTTTCTAAGGCAGTAGAAATTGAAGAAAAAGATAGCGAAAATTCCGAGCGGAACTGACGCGACCCTACAGCGCGTACTAGCGCGGCTAGACCGAATGGAACGGGCCCTGCGACCC